CTCGCTGATGAGGCCGCTTGGAGTCTCTTTTGAGGCTTATAAGCACGGCTTCCGGCAGTTTGTTTTGGGCATTTGGCGGCAACCAGATAGGCTATGGCTGCCAGCCTTGCCCTATGATGGTTTCACCAGGGTGCCCAAGAAGTATCAGGACAAGGCCGCATGGCTCATGCGTGATTTTGTTCATGAATGTTTTGTAAGTTACTCACAGCAGATGCACGATGATTCACGCCGAGAATCTGAGGTTGTGGGAGGTTTTGCTTACAGACAGATCTCGAATGTGAAGCGAAAGCTTCTCAATCTTGCACCTGTCTTTGTCAAGCCAGTTGAACCAAAAAAGAAAAAATCAAGGGTTTCGCACAAACCTAACAAAAAGTGCAACCGCATGCCCTCTTCCGAGTACAAGACGAATGCACACCTCCTCGGTCGCTTTGGTGGCGATCACGCGTTTAACTACGCAGAGGTAGTGTATTTGCTTCATGTCCCGAAGAGGACAAGCAAGGACCCTGTATACCAGTCTGGGGGACGACCGATTTCTTTCGTAAAGGTCGTTCCTAAGACTACGCACGCTGAGCGCGACCTACAACAGGTCAGCGCCGTGGAGCGTAAGGAGCGCAAGGTCTACAAGGAGCTACCAAAGCGGTCGCGTGAGACGCTGGTTAAGGCTAAGCGTGATAAGCGCAGTACCGTCTTTCGCATTGAGAATGATGACGATGTGACATACCAAAATGGTAATATCATTGCGAAAGTTGCTAATTCCGTTGCACTCTTAGCGGCTGGTTCGATTGCAACCAGCGTGTTTAAGATGGCTCGGAAAGCTGGTAATATTGTTGATGAAGCGAATAAACTTATTAAGACAATAAAGTCCTTCACAAAAAATCCTGTTTGGATGATACCAATAGCTTGTATAGCTGTCTTTTTCCTGGGTAAGCCTGTTTTTGAATTTGCTTATCATGTTTTGGTCAACGTTATGCAGCGTTTCTTTCCTAAACCCTTGTGGAGTGAGGTTTCACCCCACGTTGCGGATGTCGTCTTACAGGATGGTTCTGACGTTGCAGGTAAAGTAATGGCGGTCGCTTGTGTTTTTAGTATTTTTAAAGGCATGAAGCTTGATCATCGTACAATGACAGAGTTCATTAAGCGTATGTCTTGTTTGCCGCGCCTTTCAGAGTCGCTATCGACATTCACCAGTTGGATTGTTACGGCTTTTGAATTTGCCGTTAATTTCTTTAGAGGACTTTTTGGTAAAGAAGCTATATCCTTTAAACTCGGTAAGGCCTCACAGCTTGATATTTGGATGAAAGAAGTCGAGAAAGTCTTACAGGAGCACCAATCGATGACTGTTGTTCCTAAACCCGAGGTTATTGATGGTTGGTTAGGGCTTGTTGGTCAAGCTCACGAATTGCGCAACATTTATCGTGGTACACCTGTGTATCGCAATATTTGTGAACTTTACGACCGTTTGACTGCCATAATCAAACCATATCGCGGTTCGATTAATGCAAGGAATAATTATCGTGTTGAACCTGAGATGATATTGTTAACAGGCGCTCCCGGTATTGGCAAGACTGTTTTGACCTTATATTTGTGCGCCCATATACTTAAGCGTGCGGGTTTGACACAGGGTGCGGCTGAAGAAGTGCTTCGTGAAATATGGCAGAAAGGCTGTTCGGAATATTGGAATGGTTATGCGGGCCAGCTTGCGTTAATTGTTGATGATGCTTTCCAGATGCATGGTGATAAGACTGATAAGGACAATGACTTTATTAATGTCATAAGGGCCGTATCGTCTTGGGCTTTTCCCCTAAACTTTGCAGATGTTGAGAGTAAGGGCGCTATTTACTTTGTCTCTCAGCTGATCGTTGCGACGACTAACCGCACGAATCTTGATTATGGCCATGAAATGATCCACAAGATGGATGCCGTATATCGTCGTATTGGACATGGGTACGAGTTGAAACTCAACCCAATGTTCGCTACAGAAGAGGGACGTTTGGATTTTCCTAAATTTCAGGCTATTAAGCGTGAGTACGCTGCCAATGGAACTTTTCCTTGGCACGTTTGGACGTTGGAAAAGCATGATTTTAACACGGGTAAGCCCATGCAGATATACCGTGGTTTAGAGGAACTTGTTGTTGAAGTTGCTGACAAATTGCGTGCTAAGAATATTAATCACGCTGTTGAATTAGAGGATTTGAAGACTTTCATTAACGCTATGGACAACCAGCAACAACCTGTACCACCGGCTGCTCAACAAGCCGGCGAGGAAGAGGACATACGGAATGCGACTGCCGATAAGAAAGTGCTTTTTTGGCGTAATGAGGAGGACGTCCTGGACAATACACTTCAGTATAAAGTTCTGAGTCCTATGGATGAAAAATTTCTGCAATTTTCTAATTGGCTTTCAAAGTGTTTTTTGACTAAAGGTTGGCGTTTTTGGAAAAACCTGGATTATAACATAAACGTTCGGATTGCGAAGTTTGTCCGGTCCTTGGGTCTTTCTGAGGAACTTGGAAAATCAATTTATTTGTTGATTGCCATATTTGTCAGATACATTGAATTCCGCTTAGTGTATGCCGGTGCTGTCAAGACTGTTAAGGCTGTTGTTGGCATTGTCAAATCTGTCTTGGGCACTTTCTGGCCTAAGGACAAGAAAAAAGAAGAGGAAAGTCAAATTGAAAAACAAAGTAATGCCAAGGTTCCGATAAGGAATTTACAAACTGTCACATTACAAAACGGCACAATAGATGCTATGGAGAGTGTGGAGACTAATTGTTATTATATGCTTTGTCACAACAAGGGTGAGAGTACCGTTGAGAAAATGGGTACAGGAATATTTGTCTGTGACACACTCATGGTGTATCCTGAGCATTTTAATGCTATTTTGGCCAAGTATAAAGAAGGTGATGTTCATTTCGTCAATCGTAGGAAGCCGGAATTCACCTTTAACGTTCCCGTTTCTAAATTCCTTAAATTTAAGGATTATTCGAAAGAGGAACTTACGTTTGTTGATTTTCAAGGTGTCAGGGCCCATAGAAACATTACCAACAGCTTTTTGACTGAGGGTAATCTTCCGTATTGTGCTGGCAAGGGTTCTTTTTTGACGCACTTTGATGTCAATACTTCGTCACAAGGTGATAAGCTCGTTTTTCAGTCTAAGGAGATGTTGCATGAAGCGGCGACCACGACGTGGGAGCCACGGGGTGGTTCGTTTCCCACAATGAAACTCGCACGGTTTTTTAAGATCAGCGCATGTACAACAGCGGGTACGTGTGGCTCGCCTTTAATAACGCGCAAGGCCTCATTATTTGGTGGTTCTTGTGTTATCGGTCTGCACATTGCTGGTGATGGTTTTAGCAGAGCTTTTTCTGTGCCTTGCTCTCGTGAGATGATTATTGAGGCCAAAAAGAAATTATCGACGATTGAAGATGCCTTTGACAAGGACCTAGACGATAGGAAGATCTTCCGTCAAAGTCATGCTGTGACGATGCACATTGAGAATTCACAGACTATGCTTCCGATTTGTATTCTTGACCATAGTGTACCTATGGCTCAAAAGACGAACTTCTTCAAAACACAATATCACGGAATTCTCGGTGATTGTGGAATGGAACCGGCATTGCAGAGGCCTTATTATGATGATGGTATACGTCGTTTTCCAATGCTCAATGCTGTTGCTCCTTATGATACTCCTTTAAATCTTTATGAGGACCATTTTGATGATCTCGTGCATATTGCCATGCAGAAATTTACGGGTTTATCACGTGATGCGCCACGACATATTATGGATTTTGACACGGCTGTTGTTGGTGATCCACGACTTGAGTATTTTAGGAGTATTCCTCGTAGTACAGCTGCAGGATTTCCCTACAGTGTCGAATATGGTTCTGGTAAGAAAGCATTTTTTGGTGATGGTGTTGAGTATGATCTCAATACAGAACCCTGCAAGCTTTTGAGAACTCGTGTTGCACACGTTATCGATTCTGCTAAGCAGGGTGTCCGTTTGAGTCATATTTTTACCGACTTTTTGAAGGACGAGTTGCGACCAGTTGAGAAGGTAAAGGCAGGTAAAACCCGTCTGATTTCAGCCAGTCCATTAGATTACACAATTGCTTTTAGGATGTATTTTGGATGTTTCATGGCTTCAGTCATGAGGCATCATATTTTTTCCGGTATGGCACCCGGTGTGTGTGTGTTTACTGAGTGGGACACTGTTTTGCTTGAGATGTCACGTAAAGGTGACAAGATCTGTGCCGGTGACTTTAAGTCTTTTGACTGCTCTGAACAGCCACCATTACATTGGGCAATATTGAATTATGTTAACAAGTGGTATAACGATGGTAATGATCTAGTACGTAAGGTTTTGTGGCTCGAGTTGGTTCATTCACGACATTTGGGTGGCCTTGGTAATGACCAGCGTTACGTTTATCAGTGGAGTCACAGTTTACCGAGTGGACATCCTTTTACGACGATTGTCAACTCTATGTACTCATTGTCTGCCCTGGTGTATGCTGTGACTAAGACGCTTAAGAAACCTTATTGTGTTTTTTGGAATGTTGCCAGTGCCTTGACCTACGGGGATGATAACTTACTCAATGCCTCGGACGACATCGTCGCATTGTTACCTGTGGAGGAGATGGCACGTCACATGAAGGATTTGGGGCTTACTTATACTAGTGACAGTAAGGGTGCTGTCTTGGAAGATTGGAGGCCTGCTAATGAAGTTACGTTTTTGAAACGTGGCTTCCTCAAGAGTGATGGTAGGGTTAATGCCCCACTAGACCTCGAGAGCTTTTTGTACACTTTTTATTTTTGTAAAAATAAGAAGTTGGAGAATGAGATATTTATTGATGTCATGGAGAATGCTCTTGAGGAGCTCTCCATGCATTAGCAAGCACAACGG